ATCCCAGAGATCGATATCAAGGTCGATTCCGTCTCCGTCACAGCGAAGACCAAGAAGCTCAAGGCTAAGTGGACACCAGAATTGGCACAAGACCTTAATGCCTATCACAACCTTGATGCAGAAGTTGAGTTGACTTCTGTTCTTTCTGAGCACATTGCTCTTGAAATCGACCAAGAAATCCTTGAAGATCTCGTCAAGGGTGGTACTGCTGCCAAGTTGTACTGGTCTAGACTTCCAGGCAAGTTCGTTAACCGTGAAACAGGTGCTGCACTTAATCCAGTATCCACCGGCTACCCAGACTTCACTGGTAATGTCTCTGAGTGGTATGAGACACTTGTTGAAACTATCAACGATGTTTCTGCACAAATTCACCGCAAGACACTTCGCGGTGGCGCTAACTTCATTGTCGTCTCTCCAGAGATTGCTAACCTTCTTGAGTTCACCGCTGGTTTCCGTGGTGCTGTCACTCACGAAGATGCACGCGGCACTGTTGGCGCAGTTAGAGTTGGTAACTTGAGCAAGAAGTTCGATGTTTATGTCGATCCATACTTCCCAAGAAATGTTGTTCTTTGCGGTCGTAAGGGCGCTTCTTTCCTTGAAAGCGGCTATGTCTATGCTCCATATGTTCCACTCCAAATGACACCGACAATCTTCGGCACCGAGGACTTCGTACCTCGTAAGGGCGTCATGACCCGTTATGCTAAGAAGATGGTCCGTCCAGATATGTACGGATTGGTTATCTGCCAAGATCTCGTCTGATCTTAGTGTAACATAGTCATCAACAGCCCTCCCACTTATTGTGGGGGGGTTTTGTTGTTTGAGGCACTACTTAGTGTTAGGAGAAATTTTACCCATGGCTCTTCCCGTTCTCACTCCAACAAGTCAAATGAGCAAATCTATTCTTGCTCCAACCGGCACCTATTCAGAAGTCGCCGATTCACTTCCTTTTGGCATTTATGCAAGTTCATCAGCATTTATTTCTGGCGCTGTTGATCAAGTTGCTTACACTTATAAAAAACTCGGTGGAGATGTTCTCGATATCGAACTGAAAACAACAAATGTTTATGCCAATTACGAAGAAGCTTGCTTGGAATACAGCTATCTTATCAACCTTCACCAGTCCAAGAATATTCTTTCTGATGTTCTCGGACAAACAACAGGCACTTTTGATCAGGATGGTAATCTTGTGTCGGGACCAGAAGGCGTCAATCTTAAATATCCAAGAACCATGTTTGAATATGCTCGCCGAGTTGGTGATGGGTTCTCCTTTGAAGCAGGTATCGGTGGAACAATCCCTATCTATTCAGCTTCTTTTGAGGTTGTCGACCAGCAACAGGATTATGATCTTCAGGCTATTTTGTCACAATCCTCGGCAACAGGCATCGACCCGGCTGGAGGCTCTGGTGCTGAATATCAAGGAGTAGTCGGCGACAAAAGGGTTATTATTAAAAAAGTGTTTTATAAAACCCCAAATGCTATGTGGCGATTCTTTGGCTATTACGGTGGATTAAATGTCGTTGGTAATCTAAACTATTATGGTCAATATACAGACGACTCAACTTTCGAAGTCATCCCGGTGTGGCAAAACAAGCTTCAAGCTATGGCTTATGAAGATCACTTGTATACAAGACTGTCTCATTATTCTTTTGAACTAAAAGACAATAAACTTAGATTATTCCCAGCACCTGAGATTTACAGTGATCAACAATATATGTGGGTTGAATTCTCAGTTATTCCAAATAGTTGGGATGAGAATACAGAATATGATACAGGAACAGAGGGAATCAATAATGTCAACACTATTCCGTTTGATAACATTCCGTATGAAAACATTAATGCAATCGGTAAACAATGGATCCGCCGCTTTGCTCTTGCTCTTTCGAAAGAGACACTTGGGCAGATTAGGGGCAAGTTTTCTTCAATCCCAATCCCAGGTGATTCCGTAAATCTTAACGCTGATGCTCTTTTGAGTCAAGCAAAAGAGGAACAAGATTTACTTAGAAATGAGCTTAAGGAGATTTTGGATCAGTTGACTTATGCAGAGATAGCGAAGTCAGATGCCGAGAAGGTTAATGCAATCGAGGATATACAAAAGAAAATGCCAATGTATATCTATCAAGGTTAAGATAACATATGTCAAGTGAAAAAGAACAATTTAGTGGCTTTCGTCCATATTTCAAAGATGCAAGAGAAACCGATGATCCGGATGTTAAAGAGGTTTCTCTTATGCCATCTACTGTGGAGACAATAGATTTTGCTCTCTACGACTGGCTTAATGAAGAACTTGATATTTTTTGCTCAACAAATGAGGGGTGGAGAAAGGTTCCTCTTATTTGGTCAATGCCAGAGAGATCTTTCCAAATCAAAGACAATAAGGATTTGAGAAATAGAAAAAATGTTTTTACACTTCCTGTTATTTCAATAGAAAGAAATTCTTTAGTAAAAGATCCGAGTATGAAAGGCGTAGCATGGGCTCATCTCCCAAGATATAATGATGCCAGAGGAGGAGCAATAGAGGTTGCTAGATTGATCAATCAAGATAAAACATCAAACTTTGCGAATGCTACATCAAAAAGAAGATTTGGTCAAATAAACTTTCCATTCAAGAACAAAAAGGTTGTTTATCAAACTGTAACAATGCCTATTCCAACTTATGTTGTAGCAAACTATGTTGTAACAATCCAAACAGAATTCCAACAACAAATGAATGAAATATTCACTCCTTTTATAACAACAACTGGTCAGATCAATAACTTCTTTATTCATCGCGATGGACACAAGTTTGAAGGCTTTATTGAGAACGACTTTTCACTTGATAACAATTTGTCAAATCTTGACCAAGAAGAAAGAACATTTAAAACAACAATTAACTTGAAGATTTTAGGATACCTTCTTGGTTCTGGGCCTAATGATAATCAGCCTAAAATAACAATTCGAGAAAATGCTGTTGAAGTAAAGATTCCAAGAGAAAGGGTTATCTTTGGAGATAAGAGGGAGAGGGATTAATGTCTAATGATAATAAGTGGTCAAGACCAACAAATCCTCCTCCTCCCCTCTTTCTTGGAAAAACAGAAAGAGATCTTGTAAAGCAAGTTAATGATGAACTCATTGAAAGAGTCATCGGACAACAGATATTATACCTTCCAGTTTCTCGTGAAAGAACAAACTTTCACCCTCTTTATGGAGAAGCAATCCATAAAAGCTTCCTTGGGCCAGTAAGAGTCCATGCTCTTGTTGAGTTTGAAGGAATCCAAACGACAACATCTCATTATGGATTGGACAAGGATTATAAAATCACAGTTAACTTCCATAAAAGAAGATTGGCAGAAGATCAAGACCTTTATGTTCGCGAAGGTGATTATGTTCGATATGGAAACTCTTTTTATGAAATTGTTTCTTTAAACGAAGGTCGCCAACTCTTTGGACAAGTTGATCATCTTTTCCAGATTCAAGCAACATGTATTAAAACTCGTAAAGGGGTTATGTCGCTTGATAATATGGCACAAGATGTTATTGACGCCCTCAACGAGTCTTATCAAGAAGGTGGGGGTTTGTATTCTGATCCCACTCCGCCCTCAGATTCATCTCCAACTACTTCATCTCCAACTCCTTCGTCTTCACCTTCTTCTGGTAGTGGGTCTGGGACACTTAATTTTCAAGATATTATTTGGACAGTTTATGTTTATGAGGTTCCATCTGATTTATCTCCATCTACTGCTTTATCTTCTTTGCTAGGGTACGATGGTGATCCTTTGATGGTACAAACTGCTGCAATTTATGAAAATGGTGTCAGGCAAATTTTAACAGCAAGTCCATTAACGGGAGATTACTATGTCGCTGGTGGTGATGTTTTTAACACTTACACGGTTCCAGAAGGAACAAGATTATATTTGGAAGTTTTAACTGTAATATCTTAATAGTAAATTTATGAAAGCATATAGAGAAATATATTTATATGAAAACGGAAATTCTCCAATTACTTCGGGAACAAACCTAAATCCCTTATTGGGGTTCGAAGGGAGCATGTATGCTCAGACTGCCCACATGTTTCTAAATGGAGTTCGTTCGGTTGTTACAATCACTCCATTAACCGGAGAATTTTATGTGATGGATAATACTATCTACAATGCAATAGAAATTGAGCCAAATTCAACTTTAATGCTGGAAATTATAAAAGTTATCGAATAAAATTTAAAAATCGATTAAAAAAATATTAAATAGTCTTTTTAAATTTCTAATGCAACTTTTTTATGCTATCAAACATTTTTCTCTTCTGTTAAGTTGAGGCAGGTATATCTATGGGTGAACGGGTGTACCTTGTATTCCTGTTCAGGTTTTTTTGAAAATTAACCCTTTTCAAAAGATCCAAAACATATTATAATAAGAGGAGAAATAAATAATATGGCTACATTTACATTCGCAGGAACCGGTAATAGTTCGAACCTTTTCGTTTGGTTGAAGGTTTCAGCTTCGGCTTCCTACGTTAAGATCAGCCCAGTTGCTATTGTTGATTCGTCAACTTCTAGCTTCAGTGTTGATCTTGAGGATTTCCTTGTCGACAATGTTGGTTCAACAGTCGCGGATATCTACAACACACACAAGGGTTCTGAGCCATCGGAATATCCGGTTTTCAGAATCGCCAACACTGCTGCTGGTAACTCAGAGCTTAAGATGGCTAACCTTGTTGATGGTGCCACCTACGATGTAGACGGTGCTATCTCGAATGCCGGTCCAAACAACGCTTCAGTTGCTTTGACAGGCACTACACAAA